TGTCCAAGTAAGATTTTGCCATCAACAAAGAGAAGGCAGTTTTAAAATGTTTAGAAGGACCTGCCCACATAGTAAGACCGGGAGTTAAACCACCATCTAAACGACCAGAGAGTGCCACATTGATAATTGGCACCGATGTTGGAATCATATCTTTATCTGTAAAGAATTTTGATTTGGATAGAATAGCTGAATCTTTAATACTACTGTTCTTTTTAATTTTATCAAGAATACTCATTTATTTTCCTTTTTCACGAAACGAATATGGTGCCTCATAATCATACTTAGGCTCTAATGTTTTAGTTTTAATTCCTGCTGAAATAGGTGGCATAGTTTCACCCGAAACAGGGTCAATAATAATAGAATCTGCTGTTTTAAACTCGGTGATGTTTTCTTTTTCAACTTCAACCTTATCAGTAAATACTGGAATATCACTAGATTTTACTCCAACAATTTCATCTTTTTTAATAATCAAATCACCTGGTTGTCCAGTTTCAGGTTTTAAATTCATGGACATATTTGCTGATATCAATAATAACACAGCTAAAGGGTCAAATACAACCATAATTATCATTATTACCAATCTAACTGCTTTATCAATACCATCATCCACATCACCATAAATCAATTGTGCCACATATTTGATTGGTCCAACATCGGCAGATAATTTAATATCTTCCTTCATCAATGGTAATTTTTTCTTACTGATTTCTGTAAGTTCTTTTTGTGTGTCTTGAATTTGTTTATCTAACTTACCACTTGCTGTAGATGGATCTTTGGCACGAGCCAACAAATAATCTAATCGTTCTTTGGTAATCTTTTCTTGCTGATTTATTGTTTTTAATTCAACAGTATTGGCACCAGAGTTAAGTGTGGAATCGATATGTGCTTTAGATAGAAAACCAAAAATGCCCATCGAGGTGATGAGCATGAGTAATACCACAGCAGCGGTCAAATATGATTTTAATAAAACTGGTGCCACTTTCCAATTACGATATAACCAAGATGCAGTTACCAACTTACTAACTTCCAATACTGAGCTCATAAAAACAACTGGCCAAAAAGCACCAACGAAAATGGCAGCTAATCCAATAATTGAATAATAGGCTGCAATACCGGACAATGATATTGCGGTTAGAAATGTAATGTAAATCATGAGAAGAAGTCCTAAATTTTATAAATAGTATATATAATGTTCATAAAAAGGTAAAAGTAATGTATTGTGTATATTTAACAGTTTATAGTGGCAATTTACTGCCCATGTTTTACATTGGTTCATCTTCTATATTTAAAGTTAAAAATGGTTATTGTGGATCTATTAGTTCAAAAAAATATAAAACAATCTTCTTAAAAGAAAAGAAAGAAAATCCACATTTATTCAGAACTCATATTATATCACAACATAATACCAGAAGTCAAGCTATCAGTAAAGAATATAAAATACAAAAACAATTAAAGGTATCTACTTCCACGATGTATTTTAATGAATGTTATGCTTCAGGTCACTTTGGCCAAAGAAATTCTGGTAAAAATAATGGTTTTTATGGTCGAAAACATTCTGAACAAACTTTACAAAAAATGAAAAAACCTAAAAGTGAAGAAACTAAACAAAAGATGCGAAAACCTAAAAGTGAAGAACATCGCAATAATTTAAAAGGAAGCACAAACTGGAAGCATAGAGATTATTCAATAAAAGAAAAATGTGCACATTGTGGAATATTAGCTATGAAAACCAACATTACACGATGGCACAATACCAATTGTAAATTAGCTAAAGAAGTCCTCTAGTGTGCTAGTTTTTTCGGTTGTCCATTTCATACATTCCAGAATTACTTTGATTGGTTCCAAGAATGCCTTTTCAAATTGTAAATCGTAATCAATAAACTTTTCAAGTCCAAACTCTTTTGGCAATCTACCTGGGAAAGAGATAACAGTATCTTTAAATGGATTTGGCATTTTTAGATAACTATATTTCAACTTTTCACCTTCTTGAATCAATGGATACTTCTTAGTAAGGTTCATCTGTTTTAAATAATGATTATATAGAATGGCACCTTTAACGTGCATTGGTGTTCCTAATTTATATAATTGTAATGAATCTGCATACTTACTTAGTCCATTACATCCACGAGGTGAGGAGATTTCTTCCACAGGCAAATTCATAAAATCTTCTTTAGCTTTCTTGATAAAATTATGAATATCATTTTCAGTACCATTCATCATGATAGTGATTGCTTCTTTCATCTTCTCACGAATTGCAGCAGGCGTAGAAGATTTAATCATCTCTAGGCCCATTACTTTCATCTGTGGTTCGTTATACTGAACGCCTTCATTATTATATACATTTAGAATATAACGCTTCTTGGCAGTCCAGATACCTTTATCAGAAAGACCTTCACGTTTCATTTGCATCTTTTGGTCGTATGCGTGAACATAATCGGCCAACTCTTTATAAGAAGCATCAATGTAAGGTTCAATCTTATCTTTACAGATTTTATCCATCAAAGAGATTACTTTTTGTTTGTCTGAAGTATCTTTAATAAATTTATTAACCAATTCTCCCATTCGCAGGTAAATTGAATCAGTATCAGAAGCAATAACATAATCAACATCTTTGGTCTCCAGTATTTTGTTCATCCATTGGTTAATCTTGCCTTCAATCCAACGAATACTTAATTGCCCAGCAGTAGTGACCCCAAGTGCCATCCTAAGGTCATAGAACCTAAAATACTGAGAACCCAAAGCACCATAAGCACTATTGAGAGATACTTTTTTGGCGAGTTGTATGTTGTTGTATTTGGCAATTCGTTTTTCGATTTCATATTTTTTTGATTCTTCTTGTTCATGTTCATATTCCTGTTTTGCTTTCAACATCAACTTCTTAAACTTACTTCTATCAGTATACATTTCTTCCATCATCTTAGGTAAGAAACCTTGATGGTCGGTACGAAAGAATTGACCGTTGGGAGTTATTGTTGCACCTTTGAGTTTAGATGTGTCTACCGATTTGCTCAATAGTTTATCAACAGAAACACCATTAGAAAGAATCTCACGCATTTCATCTGTATAGTTTTCTGGTTCAATCAATGTTTCAGGACTTATATTGAATTGCATCATAAGGTGAGGGTAAAGTGAATTTAGGTCAAAGCTGGCGACATAATGGTGCATACCCACTTGAACCTCTTTAACATATGCACCTTCAAACATACCATCTTTTTCTTTGATGATACGAGGCGGAACAATGATACCTTTTTCAAATAAATAAGAATTGGTCAAAGAATCCCACATACGAGTTTGAGCAAAGATATCCTCAAAGTTTGTTTTGGTATCATATGCCAAGGTTACGCCTAACTCAAGTAACTTTAACTTATCTTCCAGTTTAATAATCAACTCAACGTCTTTGATGTTATACTCAATAAACTTCTGATAGTTCAAACGATACAATGAGTGTAGATTATCATATTCATCATACGAAATCTTGCCTTCACCGAGTTCAACCTGAGCGATGGCATCCAAACGATAGGACTCTTGTGACTTACCGCCAGGAGCATACCATTTGTATAGTTCGATATAATCAAGTGATTCGACACCCATAATATTATAGGCAATCATAGGTCGACCATTGATAACAGTCTTACGTTCACCAATATAATTCCATGGTGATAACTTCTTGGTCAAATCTTCACCAAGAATTTTACGGAAACGATTGATAATATAGGGTTCATCAAAGAACTTGGTGTTCCAACCAGTTAGAATGTCTGGTGTCTTTTCTGTCCACAAAGATAAGAATTGTTTACATAAAGAATATTCATCTTTACATTTTACATATATTTCAGAGCCTTGCTTTTCATAATCACCACAACCAAACACATAGATTGGTCCATTTAGATATTTGATAGCAATGGCAGTAATTGGTTCATTTGCTTGGTATGGATCAGGGAAACCATTCTCAGAACCAACCTCAATATCGACTACACCGATTAGGACTTTATCAAAATCATAATCAACCATACCTTTGTGTTGGTCGGCAATAAAAGCATATTCAAAACGAGTTTGACCATAGATTTTAGGTCCACCAGACACATCTTCAAACTGTTTGATGTATTCTTTGGCGGACCGCATATCTGTAAAGATTTTCTGGTCTAGATAATTACCTTCAAGCGAGGTAAAGTTGGTGACTCTTTTTGATGGCATAAAAAGTGAAGGAGAGTATTC